CCAATTCAGCACGGTGGTGCAACTGCAAGCAAAATCAGATTATAAGAGGGAAGGGAGAATATGGCAAGAAAAGTACGGGAAGGATACCCCGATTTCACAGCGGAACGGGAAGCGATTGAAGCAAACGGGATCACACCGGAATTGGTTTCGCATATCATCTGGAAGCACCGATGGAATAGTCGCTACAATTACAAACTGCGAATGCGATACAGCACGTTCCGGGAAGGCGTACCAATTTTTCAGCGGATCCCACGCTTCCATGAGAACTATGCGCAGCTGAACAATCAGATCAACACCGATTTCTTTTCCGAGATCATTGACCTAAAAACAGGATATTTCGCCGGGAAACCGATTACATACAGCTATTCCAAAACAGATGAATCTATTGCGGAAACAGGCGGAGAAGAAGCCGTAAAAGCCTGCACCAAAGCGCTGACAGATTTTACAACGCATGCAAATATCTACGATGTGGATATGCAGTGTGTCAAATATGCTGCAATTTGTGGATACGGTGCACGCCTGTTTTACATTGATAAGCCCGGCGGGAAAGAGAATGTCATGTCAGTCTTTCCAGATCAGGCTGCAATCATTCCACAAAACTGTGAGATATCAGAGCCCGCATACGGGGTACGCTATTACAGCATGAGAGATATCCACAATCATACTGTATACCGTGCGGAATTTTACGATAAGGAGTTTGTGTATTATTACGAGGGGCAGTCCTTCTCGAAGCTGCATGCAGTAGGTGATCCAATACAGCATCTGTTTGGTGGATGCCCACTGCAAGGAATTCCGAACAATAACGAACTAATCGGGGACGCAGAGAAAGTACTGGCTTCTATTGATGCTTACGATCGGTTTTTATCAGATTGCAGCAATGAGATGGAAAACTTTTCCAATTCCTACATGGTATTTGAAAATGTGAATATCACGCCCGAACAAATCGTTGAGGCACAAAAAAGCGGATCCATCCAATTCTTTTCCGGTGCGAACAACAACGGAAAAATCTATTACTTGGCGAAAGACTTCTCTGGGACTTGGCAGGAGAATTATGCGAAACGTTTAGAGGATAACATTCGCTATGAATCCGGAACGCCCAACATGGGGGACGAATCGTTCGGGGCGGCCTCTGGTGTTAGCCTAAAATACAAAATGATTCCGCTGGAGACAAAGTGCGGGATGCTGCAAGCTAAAATGCAATCCGCTGGTATGTATATGTTCCAGCTTCTGGCAGGGAGTTGGAACCGGCGCAAAATTCCATGCAAGCCTGAACAATGTACCATGACATTTAAACGAAACTTTCCGTTGGATGCGTTGAGCGAAGCGCAGGCAGCACAAGCAATGATTGCATCTGGATTGCCGGAACAGATTGTGTACGAAAGCGCTTATAGCTTTATTGACGATGTAGATTATGTCATGCAGCTGAAAGAACAGGAAGATGGTTCCTATTCACTGTACCAGGTGCCGGAAGAAGCTGCCGGAGAAGATCATGCAGTATGATTTGTGGCACTATCAAGTGCAGCTTCGCCGCATCGCAGCGCATCGAGAAAAAGGCGTGGAAGCTGAAATCCGGAAGGCGTATCAAGATGTGCTGATTGAACTGCAAGCAATCCTTGGAAAGTACTATGCCGGTTATGGAGATCCTGAAACCAGCGTTTTAACGAGAGGAGATCTGCAAGCCGCAGGGCAGTATAAGAACTTCCTGGAAGACGTTCTAAGCCACCTGGATGGCTTAGGAGAACCAATGGAACGAAAGATACGGAAAACAGTAGAGGATACGTACACAACGTGCTATACCGGTATGGCAGCAGCCGTCCAACAAGTGACCGCTGGCAATGCGACCTTGCAATCGTTATTTGGCGGTGCACTTGCAATTACACCGGAAACAGTACGGCATATTGTGGAATATCCAATTCCCAAATTAACGCTGTCTACTGTGTTCCAGCGCCGGCGAAAGCAGATTGTTTCTGATATTCAAAAAACATTGGCAGTAGGGTTAGCTTCTGGAGATAGCTACACTAAAATGGCGGGCAGAATTGCAAAAATACTAGGCGGAAACGAGAAAAAGGCGAGAACGATTGTTCGAACAGAAGCAAATCGAGCCATCAGTCGAGGGTTCCAGGATGTAGCAGAAGAAACAGCAGCCCTATTGGATGGGACCGGCTATGTAGATGTGAAAACGTGGCGGTCTATGCTGGATGGTGACGTTCGGGACACACACCGCCATCTGAATGGTAAAACGGTGCACGCTTTAGAACAGTTTGAATCCAAAAGCGGTGCAAAAGCAGACTGCCCGGGGCATTTCGGCGTTGCAGAAGAAGACATCAATTGCAGATGTATTTTGGTTTATTCCATCATGTCAGAAGAGGAATTTGTTGCACAGGGCGGAACACTCCCGAAAAAGAGCCCGAAAAAAGAAGGGCAATTACAATTGATAACCGAGTCTGATGGAACATTCCGTATAAAAAAGGCAGACAGCGACTTGACTTCTACTCACCAAAGTGGTATACTAAAAAGTAAGATAACATATCGAACTACAGAAACCGGGAAAACGATTGCAACGCGTTCAGTTCTTGGAAATTATTGTGTGAAATTACCCGATGGAAATAGTTCTTATATTACTAATCCTGTTTTCGATAAATATGAGGTGTTTGCAGGAAAAGGTTCTGAAAAAGAATTGCGTGTGCGTAATTTTCTTGTTGATAATTACGGCGGCGTATCGGATAACTGGTTTCATGCAAAAGGATATGTACAAATCAGTGATTCTGACGGCACTGTGCGTAATGCGAATGTACACTGGTTCGAAGAAGAAAACGTCGGTATTCGTGAGTTGAAAGTGAAAGGCTGGTCGAAGAAATGAAAGTAAAATATATCGGAGAATATTATAAAGTTTCTTTAATAAAAAACAAAGTGTATGATGTCATTTCGGTTGAAGATGGCGCATATCGCATTGTGGATGAAACCGAAGAAGATTTTCTTTTTCCAGCAAATGAATTTGAAATAGTTGAAGATTAAACCATCCATAAAACGACAGAGTCATGGCAACGCTTGATTGAACTGAAGTGATAAAGCCGAATATGATGGAAAAGCTCTTAGAAGTAAAAGCTAGATTTAGAAAGTTATTTGAGGTGGAGGAGTTCGTACAGTCCACACGCCGATGGTACTGACAGGAGCAATCCGAGGGACGCAGGAGAAGTGTACGCCTGCCAAATGACTTTTTAATCTTTGAAAACCGCTTTGAGGAATCAGAGCGGTTTTTCTATAAGGAGTGATGTTTTATGATAATTCGCCTTACAGATGAGGAATATGAATTGTATCAAAAGCTTAGGAAAGCAACAGACGAAAAAGAAAAAGAAGCAATTCGGAAAAGGCTGAAAGAAATTGCAATCCAACGTGATAAAGCGCTAAAGGATTGCCCATTCGCACATTAACTGAAAAATGCAAAAGCGTACCAATCGGTGCGCTTTTTTCATGCCCGAAAGGAGGAGCCATGGAAGAAAGAGCCAAAGAGATCTTGCTGGAAAAGCTGGAAGAAATGGCGGAAGTTACACCGGATGCATTTGACGATCCGCAAGGCTATGCGATATTGTGCAGCGCTATGGCAGACCTGTACAATGCGATTTGCAGCAGCTCCAAAAATCAATCCTGACCAAACAATAAAATGAATCGAAAATTAGCATCTGATTATTCAGATGTTATTTTTATGCCTGAAAGGAGAAAAAATATGGCAGATTTAAAGAACAGACTGACCTTCGGTGAAGCGCTGGAAGCACTGAAAGCCGGAAAGGAAGTTGCAAGAAGCGGCTGGAACGGCAAAGGAATGTTTTTGTATCTGATAAAAGGGGCAGAGTTCCAGAATGCTCTTAAATACGGATACGGCGAGTATGAAAGAGAGCCGACTATAACAAGCAGCATCGCCATGAAAACAGCACAAAACACAATCGTTATAGGTTGGTTGGCTAGTCAGACCGACATGCTTGCAGAGGATTGGCATATTGTAGAGTAACCACCGCCCCGACCATGGGCATAAACTGGCGGAGGGTGGAAACCAAAAACAAGCAAGCCTGTGGGTACGGTGTTTTTATTGAAAATTAGCATCTGAGCAATCAGGTGCTTTTTTTATACCAAAAATCAGAAAGGAGAGCAATATGAAGAAACCCTTATTTCACATTCCGCTTCAATTCTTTGCGGAAGATTCCGGCGTGGATGGCGGCGCTGCACCAGATGCAGGAACTGCTACATCACAGCCGGAAGGACAGCCGAACGGAGAACCAGGGGCACCTGCTCCGGATCCAGCGCCAGATTCCAATGAGGAAGGGGCTACCATCCAGCAGCTGACAGCAGACAATGAAAGCCTGCGTGCGCAATTAGCAGCACTCCAGCAGCGGTATTTGTCGCAGGAAGAACAGACACGATTGGAATTGACACAGCGAGAAACGCAGCTGGCAAACCGAGAGGCAACATTGACAGACCGTGAAAACCGATTACATGCTGTACATGCACTGGAATCTGCCGGGCTGTGTACAGACGGTGTTACCTCTACTGATTTGATGCCATTTGTACTGGGCAAGAATGCAGCCGACATTGACAGCAAGGTGAAATCTTTGCAAGAGCTTCTGGCAAAGCGTGAGACTGCGCAGACGGAAAAGTTTTACCGCAATGCAGGGCGGCAGCCACAGCAACCGTCAGGCACGAGTGAGGGCGGTTCTGCTGCACCCGCATTCCGCACTGCACAGCTGGAAGGGCAAAAGCGTGCAAGAGAAATTCGAGAACGTTATACAGGAGGACAAAAGGTATGAAGTTTCAAACAACTACAGTAGGAACCAATTCCATCATTTTGGCAAATGACCACTATGTTGCGGTTCCGTATAATTGTGGGACGCTGACAGCGCTGGCTACAAATGACGTAATCCCAGCTGGAACTGTAGTTCCAAGCAATGACGACAAAGCAAAAGGCGTTTTGCTGTCGCCGGTTAATCTGGCAGAAAATCCAAACGGCACCATCGTGGTACATGGATTCATTCAATCCAGCAAGCTTCCGGCTGTACCGGATGCTAAGGCTGTCGCTGCATTGAAATTG